TTAGCAATAATTAATTCCTTACCATAAGATACTAAAGAGTTAATGCCACCTACATCATTCTTTGTACAATTGGTTAAGAATCTTTTCCTGCCTTCTCTCATAGGAAAGTAGACTTTCTTCCTAGCTTCAGAGAAATCATTATAACTGTATGCTATATCCTTACAATCAATAATATGACTCCCTGATTTAGTTTGCTTTGGTCTTAAGAATAATCTGAAAGCAGTTGCTGGCAATACAGCTAAATCATTTACCAAGTCAGACTTGTTAATGTTTTCTGCTGCTAGTAAAGAAGACAAGTCAAATCCTTCTCTTCTTACAAGGGGTTGTAATTCTCCCCAAGTAGTTACAGAAGTCATGATTTTCTTCATTTGGCCACCTCTAGTAGCATAAATAGTAATTTCTCTTTCAGTTGTAACTGGAGCTTGTACTTCACTCATGTTTTTAATTTTTAAAATTTTAATAATTCAGTTTTTCCTAATCTTTTTAGGAGAATGTTTATATGCTTAAGGTTAATATATGTCCCTTTAAACACATAGTTGTAATCTACATTAACAGGAATTTGATGAATTGTTTCATCATCATATTTCATCACATTAAAAATAGTTTTAGCAGGTAGATTAGCTGTATAACTTTGTGATTTTGTTGTTGGCAAAAGCCAAATGCAAGGATTACTCCTAGCAATAAAATAGATAACCTTTTTAATGAATGGTTCCCAATATTCACTATGGTCTGTGTTATCTGCCCCATAAGTTAGGGACATTCTTAAGAAGAAAAGGCCTTCTTGTACTATAGAGGAAGCTTCTTCTCTAGCTATTAGCACAACCTTAATTTCTGATACAGGCATAGAAAAAACCCTGAAGACTTCATCAGCTTCAGGGTAATATTTTTCTTTGGGTAACACTTCATTTTTGAAGTAAAGGAAAGCATCTGTATTAAATTCACTCAAGAGTGGTCTCCAAGAGTAATGAATAGAATTAAAATTCATTTTGTAAAATCTTTTAAGAATTGATTGAATAAAACTTTATCTTTAGCTATACAATCAGAAGGATCTTTAATGCCAACTTCTAGACTTCTTTCCGGAAGCCATAAATTTTTTGCTTTACAAGGAACAAGAGTATTAATGTGATTTTTGACTTTTTCAGAAGCTATTATACCAGGTTGATCATTATCAAACCATACAATGACAGAAGCAAAATGTCTAACCAACAGAGTTAAGATTGAGTCACTGGGTATCATACCTTCATTCTGAAACCAAACTACATTTTTACCATTATTCTTAAGTACTCTATAATCTTTATAAGACTTAGCAATAATTAATTCCTTACCATAAGATACTAAGGAATTGATGCCACCTACATCATTCTTTGTACAATTGGTTAAGAATCTTTTCCTGCCTTCTCTCATAGGAAAATAGACTTTCTTCCTAGCTTCAGAGAAATCATTATAACTGTATGCTATATCCTTACAATCAATAATATGACTCCCTGATTTAGTATTTAAAGCAAATAATTTTTGAACAGCAAAGACTCTGTCTTCAACTAAATGTTTCTTTCTAATCCCATATTGAGACCAGAATTTCACATCTGCGGGATTAAATTGTCTTGCTTCTATTAAGAGTTTAACTTTTTCTTTGACTATTTTAGTAGTATCTTTCTTTTGTGTAATAGGTTCTAAACCTGTTTTACCTTGTATTAAGGTCTTATGGATATACTCTAAAGTCAAATAAAAATTAGGAAACTTAAAAAAGTCTTGCACTATATTAAAGCAGTCACTATGAGTTCTAGTATGACCAAAATCAATGAAATAAAGAACTCCATTTATATGGTAAGTAAACCAACATCCTGGAGTTCTATCATGTCTTAAAGGAGAAACTACATAATCAAACTCTTGGGGAATAAAATTGAACACTAACTCAAATATTTGCTCTTGAGTAACTAAATCTAAAATGCTTTCCTTACTAATAAAACCTCTTCTATTTAAGTTATCTGAATTATATTGATAAGTGCTCATATAGAAGAGATTAGATTTTAATTAATTACCAAGAACCAGCAGGGTTACCAGCTACAGCAGGGGCAGCAGAAGCAGGAGCACTTCCCATTGCACCAGCACCAGCAGCTTGACCTAGAACTTGTTGAGTACCTTTGTTACCTGTCATGAAGTTAGCATCTCTTTCAAAAGGATGTTTTTGTCCATTAGAGTTTTTGTAACAAAGAGACTTATCTTCTCCTCTTTCTTCTACCCAAACTCCAGGTTGAGCAGGTACTATAAAGTAACCACCCTTCATGTTTTTAGGTAAAGTAGGATAAGTTTTGTCATTAAGAGTACCATCTTGCTTTTTACCAATATTCCATTGATACTCAAGGAATAAATCAAGAGGTTTCTTGTCATACCCAATAGGTAACAAAGCACAAACTCTTTGAGCATAGTCAGCAAAACTAACTACAGGATTGATAAAAGCAGCTTTCATAGCTTCTTCAGTTACACCTACTGCTTTCAAGTAGTGAGTTACTACAGCATTTTGCTGAGACATCAAAGCATTGAAGCCATTGATATATTCTGCAGAAGTTTTGTCAGTAATCTCAACATTGTTCTTGTCAACAACTTTAGTCACAGGATTAATCCAATCCTTGTTTTCTTTGTCTCCAACTTTTACAATTACTTCAATAGCTTCTCTAGGCTCTTGACCTTCTTTAGCTACATTAGAATTATAAGCAAATTTTGCTAAAGTTGCTACTCCAAAGTTTCCACCAAATCTAGCTCCACTTTTAGTTTTTAATGATTCATCTGAATCTGATACAAATCCGTATCCTTGTATTTGTGACATATTAGTCTTTTTTAATAATTAAACAATTCTTAATTCCAATCTGATGTTGTAGCTTCAACCTCATTTCCAGGTCCTTGAGCAACTTCTTCAAGAACTTCTGCTTCAGCAACAGGAGCTTCAAGAGCTTCAGAGTTTACTTCAGCTACATCATTAATGTCTTCAGTATCATCCTCAAGTTCAATACCTGAATACTGTTTCTTAGCTTTTCTGTTCTTCAATTTAGGGTGATCCCAAACCATTTTCTTCATGTCAGATTGAGTTCTACCATAGTATTCAGCAATTTCTTTTCTGCTTTTACCTTGATCTAACAAATTCAATACTTCACTAATAGTGATTCTTAAAACTGGTGCTGTAACAACAGCATTTTCTACTTGTGCACTTTCTTGTGACATAATGTATAAAATTAAAATTAAAAATTAGTATCCTTTGCTTTGTTCTTTCCATTGTCTTTCAGCTTCCTCTTTTCCAGGGTCCACATCAACAATATCTTTTTTAGACCAATTTCCTTTTACTAATGCCAAAGCAACAATAGTAATTGTAGCTCCTATAAGAAAACCTATAATAAAGGAAAGCCAACTATCCATAATACTCAGCAATTTTCTCAACAACATATCCTAAATCATTAGGAATAAATTGTTTATCAAACATGCCAATAGGAGATTTGGCTGAAGAGAATTGTTCATTCTCATTGGTTAAGAACTCTTTTACAGCTTTCTTTGCAGTAGCATCATATCTACTAATACCAATAAGAGTCACATCCACTTTACCTTCTACAGTTAAATACTCATCTACCATTTTACCTGTAGCTTTGTATTTCATATAGATTCTACCATCAGCTCCAGGAATACTGTCTCCATGAGCTAAAATGATAACATTTTTACCTGCTGCATCTAGTTTCTCTATGGCATCAAAGATTTTACCCATAAAATAACCAATTTGCTTAGGTGCATCCCAGCCTTTAGCTAAAGCATTAGCCATATACCAATTCTGCATTACATAGTTTGAATCATCCCATACAATATTCTTGAATGGACTGTTTACTAAGTTTAAGAAAATAGCTTCTATGTCTTTTGCATTATCAGTGATAACTCTTCTACCTGTTTTTAAGTCAGGCAGAGTAGTTATTGGGTATGCTGTACCACTTCCTCTAAAAGGAAGAGGTTTTGAAGTAACTGATATTAAATAAGTTTCTTCAGGGACTAAACCCTTAATACCTAATTCAGGTATTTGTCCAATACTTGTGGACTTTCCAAACCCACTAGGGGCCAAAACCAAAATCTTTGGCATACTTTCTTTTTTAAATAGTTAAAGGTTCAAATCTTTTAACATCACCATACATATTGACTCTAAAGTGTTGAGGACAAACACAATGTCTAGATTCAACTAAATGTATAGTTCTCATGAATGGGTACAAAAGAGATTTATCAGGTCTTCTAATTGGTGTTCCAAAATGCTTGGCAAGATTAAACTTATCATCATTTGGATTGAACATTGTGAAGATATAATTACTATCCTCACTTAGATTACCTGTTTCTTTAATATCATCAGACTGTGGAAACAGTCTATCATCATCATACTGCCTTCTTCCAATATCACTAAGTGCTCTATTTAGGTGGATAATATGAACAAATGTGAAATTGCAAGTGTTTCTAAACTCTACAGCATATTCTGAGAATTTATCTACAGTTTCTTTCATCTTGAAACCTCTTTCAGGTAGCAACTTTCTTAAGTGGTCAGTAATGATAATAACATACTTAGCAGGATTATTAGGTCTATAACCAATCATTCTATTGAAGGTTACCCCATCCTTAACAGTAGTTCTATATAAAAACTCACCATTTTCTTTTGCATAATTTAAAAGATAATTTCTGACTCCAGTAGGGTTATCCTTGATTTCCAAGAACTTAATTAACCCTTTAGAAACTTTCTCTCCTTTTTCATTATACTCTCCAAGTAAAGGGACAATTCTAGTTCTGTAGATAATCTTAATTTTAGAGATTAAATCTTCAGAAACTCTAATAATTTCTTTGGGAGCATCAGGGTTTGCTGTATCATATTCTAACTCACCTTTCAAAAAGGCAGAGGATAAAGATACAACATTTTTCTCTTTATAAGTCTTTCCAGGAGGTAAATTTATATGATAAATGCCAAAATCTGTGTTTAAAAAATGGGCAACAAAATCAAATTCTTTACTTACTCTGTCAATCTCATAAGAGTTGTAGATAAACTCAACATCAATTAACTGACTTCTAATCTTTTCATACTCTAAATTAAGAGATTGTCTAGTATCAGGATCAGTCATTGTTTCAAGTCTAGTGGCAATTGCTTCCATAGAAGCAACAATTTTGGCATTATGGTTCAATACATAGACAGCAGGCTCTATACAAAAGCCTACATCCACCATTGTGGATTTGCCTCCTTTCGGAGCCGCGGCAACTGTATATATCCTTCCTCTTTGAATTCCATTAATTGCCTGTGAGATAGTTTTTAAGCCTTCCCCCATAGGAAGGCCTTTATTACTACCTTTTTGACCTGCTTCAAATGCTGCTCTAAAATTCATTATTGCATTCTTGAAGTTATGTCAACACTGTCATTGGTAGAAGTATTGGCTATTGCCTCTCTATACTTTTCTACCCAACCTTCTAGTGCTGAAGTTCTGTCTCTACCTACACCTTTACTTATAAAGTAATGTGATGAGATAATGTATTCAGCACTATTTAAAGTTCTGAAATACATCTTAGTTGCTCCAATAACCTCTTCTTTTCTTACATCAGGATTGTCAGCAAAAAATGCTTTCATCCTAGTAATACAATCTTTGTCTGGAGCTTTTCTTTTCTTATTTACATTGCCAAATTCTGCATTCCAATCTTTAACCCAGTCCCATTTAGTCTGACTTTCTCCTTCAAATAAAGGAATATGCCAAACTATTTCTCTATTAGCATCAATACCAAGAATGTTAGTAACATTCATTCTTTGAATTAAAAGGGTAGGAGTATAAGAAGGACTACAATTAAAAAATATAGACAATAGATAAGCTACACCATCTTCAACAGGTATTGCATATTGTGCAAGTACTGCTTTAATTTGTGGATTTATTTTCATACAAATCTTTTTTTAAAATCATCAATTCTTACATACTCTATCTTAGATTGATCTAAGTTTTCAATAGCATTTTCTAACCATTTTTCATCTTGAGTTGATTCTGAAACTACTATGTACAAATGAGCTTCATGCCCAGGTCTAAACCTAATGAGTCTCCCAATTCTTTGTACCAAGTCTTTCTCCTTAGAGTTTAATTGACCTATGATGCCTGAATCAACTCCGGGAAAGTTATGCCCTTCATTGACAGCCTTTACACAAGATAACCTATTGATTTCTTCATTCTTGAAGGCATCATAAGCTACACTACTAGACTTAGAGTGATAAAATGTAGGACAAACTTCTTCAGCTTGTTCTATATTACCACAAAAAATAAGTGTTCTATCTTCTTGAGGAATTACCCTGTCAAGTAAAAACTTAATTACAGCAGTTTTAGAAGGAATTTTGTAGATAAACTGCATTCTTCCTAGTATAGCAAACTGCATTTTAGCTTTACCTTGAGGAGTTTGGTCTCCAAAACATTGCTGAACTCTTCTATTGCAATAAGCATAAGTAGCAGCTTCAGTAGTCATAAAAGGATTCTTCTTGTTACCACCTGGAATATTTTTTGTAACATTATCCAAAGGCACGGTAATTACAGTAATCTTGTATGGTGCTACAAATCCTAGTCTAACAGCTTGGTCTAAAGTAAGTTCATAGACAAGTTTAATATCTAAATCAGATAAGATTTGTTTCTTAATAGGGTCAGTAGGAGGTGTTGCAGTAAGTAACACTGTTCTTTCAACATCATTTTTTAAGAAAAATGTTGAAGCTAATTCTGTAATATTATGCCCTTCATCAAGAATGGCTAAATCATACCCATTACTATCTAATTTAGAAGCTGAAGCATAACAAAGTCTTACAGTATCTTCCCAAAGATACTTTGCACTCCATTTTTCAAACTCTTCTTTCCAATTTTCATCTCTAAGTTTTTCAGTAGGGACTAATAAAGCTAAATCTGATATATGAGGCTTACAATAATGTTTAGCAACTTCTACTGCTACTCTTGACTTACCTGAACCTGTGGCCATAGCTACCATTCCACCATTGTTGTCTATAACAGCTTGTATGGCTTCATGCTGGACCTTTTCCCTAACTTTATTTACAAAAGCTTCTATAGCTAAGGGTTCTGTAATTTTAGCTCTTATAGCTTCTACTTTGTCAATATAGGTTAATATTGAATGTGGCTGGTTTTGAAAGAGTTCCTGCAACTCTCTAAAATACTTCATCATGATAAAAACTGTTTAGTGTATCCTACTGCAAGGACAATTGATTTTAATTCTTGTGTAACTCCTTTTCTTTTAAAGTCTTCACATAATCTTATGAATAAAGGATGTTTCTTATTTTTAATAATACTAAGAGGGTAAGCTTCCATTTCAAAGCAATTTTGAGCAATTTGATTGTCATTTAAATCTTCAAATATTGCAACAGGAATATGTAGAAAAAAATGAAACATATCTGTATAACTAATGGCTTTCTGCATAATTAAAATTTAGTGTTCTACATTCTGTTTTTCCATGAAAGTCTATTTTAGGTACATACTTTTGATGTTTTGAATTTCTTAATAAGATATTCTCTAAATCATAAATATAACCTGCATTTTCAGACTCAATAATCTTAAGAACTTCATAATTATAAGGCATTCTCTCTTTTGTAGTAAACCTTCTTTTTAAAGGTTTACTTGTAATGCCTATTTTAATAAAATTCTCTTCTTCATTCCAACACCTTAAAATGTAAACAAAAGGCTTTCTTCCTTTACATCTTTTAATCCATTGCTCTTTATTCCAACCTAGATTTCCTTCTTTTTCTAACTTTCTTTTACTAGAAATTTGACTACATTTAACACAATTTGCTTTTTTAGACAGATGAGAATTAGGAGAAATTAAAAACTCTCCATGTAATCTACAAATAACTTTTACTTTATCATGGGCTGTATTTCCATATTTAACTAATGAATAATTATATCTGTTTTGATGAATTTTTTTAGCTTTTTGAATAAAGTTTTCTGTTGTATCTTTTTGTCTTTCTTGCTGTATTTTTAACATACATTTAGAACAATTTACTTTTCTAGTTAAATGTGCTCTAGGATTAACTTCAAATTCTCCATGAATATGACAAATTACAGTTACATTTTTATGCATTGTTGCATAAATTACTTTGCTATAATCATATCTTTCTCCATGTACTTCTTTAAAGGCAATGATTATGTCTTCTGAAGTAATCTTAGACTTTCTTTTTTGTATCATTTTAATGATTTTTAGAATATCTTACAAATATAGTAAATTATTCTGAATTACACTAATGAGACTCGGCATAATTGTTTCCAATATCTATACTTATTCCTAATGGGACATTGAGTTTCAATATCTTATTAGTAATTTCTATAGCTTTGTTAAGTTTATCCTTTACTTGTTGTTGTTCTGTCTTAAGAAATGTAAAGCCAATCTCATCATGGTATTGAAGACTAATTTTAATACCTTGTTGTCTTACATTTCTAATGTGTGTATCAAAACAAAATACACCTGTCAATTATATTCACATAGTTTCGTTACTTCTATGCAGTTCTCTTATGAACTTCTATATGTTACCACATAGTTTGGACTATATCTTCACTATAAATAGTGTTTGCCGTTTCCTTCCACTTGGAAGTATGCCTACCCTGTAGGTCTTACTAGTCTCTGAACCTTTCCCATATCTGTTGACTTAGGGACTTGGCTGCTGATTGTCCTTTTCAAAGTAAAAATTTTACTTTATGGCCTTTACAAAGTCTTTTATCTTTTATAGCTTTTTTTAGATTTTTTCTATCAGTTTTTAAGTAAGAGGCACAATCTGCAATAGAATAGTGTTCTACTCTAGTTCCTGATAAAGAGTAAGTTACTAATTTTTTACTTAGTATAGATTTAAAATCTAAATCTTCCACAGTATAAGTTAACCTCTCTCCTTGAAAATCTTTAAAAATAAAATAATTATTAGAATAGTTTTTTGTTTGTAAACAAGAATGAATAGCATTATAAGTTACTCCACAATATTTAGCTGCTGTTTCTATACTTTTAACTGATATAAGGTAAATACCTTGAGAGTTATAAATATGCAATTCAATACTTTTTATTTCTGAGAGTTTCTTTTTTTGTTCTTCTGACATTATAAAAGTCCTACCTATTGGTCCAACTTCTCCTCCAGAAGAAATGTTTACTAAAATTCCTTGATTCATACATCTTCTTCCATATTGTTCTACTAATTTAGCTTCTTCTTTTAAAGAAATTTCTTTACTAGCACAATGAAAAAGAATTTTAACTTCTACTCCATGTTTTTTTACTATACTATTCCAAAACTTATTTCTATTTCTAAAATGATAAGCTCTAGAATACTTAGATTTTTCTTTGTTACTTTTAGATAGAATAGTACCTACTCCAATATAGAATAGCACCCCTGTATCTTGTGTGTAATGGCCATACACATAATATTTTCCTTCTTCTCTTTGATTATTGTTACTTTCAGACATAAAATTTCTTTTAGTTATAGTAAATCAAAGATAAGGAGTTTCCAGCAATTAAACAAATTTATTCAGAGCAAAGTTTACCCTGATTTAATGTCGAAAACCTATCTTTAGGTTGTCTTAATGAATACCAAAAGCCACTGACAGGATTGTAAAGCCACATTTGCTTTCCAACTTGCTTATAGACTACATCATTAGTTACCTGCTTTACAGCTTTATTTCTTTCCCAGTAAGTTTTATGGAGAGCTGTGGCTTCTTCCAATGACATACCTGTAGTTAAGGCTATCTTTGGTGGACCTGCTCCATAAACACCTGAAAAGTTTACTATTTTAGCTTTTGTTCTAACCTTCTTATAAGAAGTCCCTTCTTTACCTTCTGTGGTTTCATACAATTTATGATCAGCTACCTGTTCAGGTGTAAGCATACCTGATAGTACAGCAATATCAAGATGAGGGTCAAACCCTGGCACTCTCATTTGTGTTACATAATCAGGATCATAAAAGTACATGTAGTGTTGTTTAGTAGTATCCTCCAATGAAGACATATCAGAACCACAGAATAAATGGTTATCATCAGGAGCTATAATAGCACCTCTGATTTCTTTACCATAAGGTTTATCTACTGAAGGTAGATTAGCAACAGGTTTCTTATGTTTAAATCTAAGAGTATTGGTAAAGCCTGCAATGTGAGAAACCATTTTACCTTGCTCATTAGAGCATTCAATAAAACCTTCAAGTACACCTACTCTATGCTGAAGCATAAATAGACCTTTAAGGTTTTCAAGTACAGGATGTGTCTCTGCCAATAGAATTATGTTTGCACATAGTCTTTTGTCATTGTCCTGTAATTGAGGTATTGCTCTGATTTCTCCTGCTGTGTTAGGAACATGTTTGAATACAGTAGGTCTCCAACCTAAACTAAATAACCATTCTTTGAGCTGAGCTATTGATGTAGGATTAGGTTCTTCTGTAGATTTAATTACAGTAATAGTCCCATCAAAATCAGCTTCTAAATCATTATCAGCTAAGAGTTCTAACCAAGCTATGCCAGCCTTAGTCAGTTCTCCTTTTACTGTAAACATTTTACTTGGTTTACTCTTAACAGTGTATTTAACTTGCTTTGGCATTGCTACCTTTAAAGCTGTTTTCTTTTCTTCTACAAGAGTATTCAAAGTATCTAATGTTCTTTTACAATAGGCCCTGTCAATAGTTAATGGATATTGTTCTTGTTCTGCAGCACAATCTAGTTTCCAAGTTAGATATGCCATTATCCTTTCTATTGGTTCTCCAGCATAAATATCTTTAAGATAAGCTATGAAATTACCAAATATAATAGAATTGATTACAACATCTTGAGAACATCTGTGTACATAATCTTCTATAGCTAAGTTTTCCCAATCTTTGATAATAGGTTTAGCTATGCCTACAGTCTCTCCCCATGATTCTAAACCATGTTCTTTTCTTTCTGGATATAAGTACCAAGAAAGAGCTAAAGTGTCAACAGCATTACCATTAAAAGTATAATCCAATATTTTTTGAATTACAGGTAAATCATATCTTTTGATGTTATGACCTACTAAGATAATACTTTCAGCTTCTAATCTATCTAATGCATCAATCATGTCATTATAATCAGTAAGGCTAATTTCTACAAGTAATTGATTACCTTCATAGATAGATATACACATACAATGTATTAAAGTGACTGTGTCTAAGAGAGCATCTGCTTCTAAGTCCATTATTGCAACAAGCATATTTAAGATTTTAAAAGTTTTTCTTGTACTTTTTGCAAATACTCAATTGCTTTATTAAGATCCTCAATATCCAAAGAAGCTACAGTGTTATTGTGATGGTTCACTGCAATTTCAATTGCATATCCTATATCTGTAAAGTACAGACCATCTCCTATGTGAGATGCTGGAATATTTTCTTTTGGCATACTTTAAAAATTAAAAAGATTTTTAGTTTCCATTTCTTGTAAAGCTTTTTCAGCCATAGGTTTAATTAAATAGCTACCTAATATTTCTAAAGCTCTTTCTCTCCTTTCATCAACAGTTAAAATGTACTGATTAAGTAAAGCTAATTCAACTCTTTCTTGCATTACAAGTAGTTTGTTAGTAGCTTGTGTAGCATCATTTCCTTCTACAGCACCTTGATATTGAAACACTTTTTGAATAAATTCTTCATATTTCTTTTTACCATTTTTAAGGAAAGCCTTAATAGTACCATAGATATAACCATGTTTTTCAAGAAACTCTATTCTCTCAATAATAAGAGTTAAAAGAACCACAAACTGTAGATTACTATCTTCAATTTGTTCTTTAGTTTCTTTATCCTGCATAATCTATTTGATTAATAAACAGATTATTATAAGTTCTTCCATTCTTTTCAGAACCTATAAATACAAAACCAATTTGAATTTGATCTCCAGGTCTAATACCCATTTTTTCAATTCTAGAGATAACTGCTTCTCTAACTTCAAAGAAAGCTTTTTGCTCATCTTCAGTTACAACAGTTACTACAGCTCTCTTTTTAGTTTGTTTTCCTTCAACTGGGATTAGTTCAGGAGTTGACATTTTTTCAAAATACCCTAAGAAAGGGGTTAAAACTTTTTTGTTGCTCATGGCTAAACATTGTATAAAATTAATAAATTACTTGCTCTAGTCACTCCTGTATAGAATAACCTTTGTTTTTCTTTTTCATTCTGATTGAAATTGATGTCCCTGACATTCAGGACAGTGGTCTTGTAAGTAGAACCTTGACTCTTGTGAACTGTAAGTGCATGATTGTATTTGAAACTAGCAAAAGTACTTAAAAACTCATTTCTATGTTCAAAATCTAAAAAATCTTCTTTACAATTTTTGTTCATAATTGATGCATACCTTTTAAATAAAGGCACTGAAGAATCATCTAATACTAAAATATTTTTATTAATGCAATAAACTACAAATTTAGCTTCTTCAGTAATAGTTGCTTCTAAAGTTTTTTTTAGTAATAGATTCATAGTCATAGTATATTTATACAATTCTTCTACCTTTACTACTTCATTGGTATTGTAGTTACCATAAGGAGCATCAAAGACTATAGTCTCTTCAAGTTCAATTTTAGCAGGATAATCTCCATAAATCCTACGTCTAACTAAGCTATTGATTTTATCAACTTCTTTGGAAGAGATTTTTTTAATCTTTCAAAAACAGAAACATTAGTAAACCTGTTTTTATTTAAAGACGCTGTTACCGGTTTAAGAGTATTTGATTATGTTCAAGATAACATAACAGTAAGCAACTCTCCTTATAGCATAATTTTTAAACTAAATGCACCAGCACCAGCAGGAATTAACGTAGGAACTTTCTTATGGTTAGCTCAACAAGTTAGTGATTCTATTAATGATTCTATAACCATTATACCTCCTAAAAATCAAGGAAACAAGATTACGATAGCAGGACCTAACTGGGACATAAATACTAAACAAACAACTGGAACAGCTACACAATACAAGGATTGGGATGATATCTTAACAACAAATACTCAAACTTCTCAAGGTATTATAAATAAAATGCTGAGTAGCTCCTTCTTAGAAGGAATAGCTTTAAATGTAGATTACAGAAAGTTTGAGAATCACACTCATTTTGGATCAGCCACAGAACGACTACAAAATTTTAAATATAAAGTACAGTTACTAGAAAACTATGATAGTAGGATACTAGCATTAACGACTGGTTTATCTGGATTGCTAAGTGGTAGTGCATCAGGCAGTAAATATTATCAAAACAATGTAATAGATGCTCA